AATTAAATTTTTCACCAATTAGATCAAATTGTTCTGTTTCTATCCATATAAACGCAGTGTTGTTTTCTGTTTTTAAATGCACCTTATCTTTTACGTTATCGCTCAAATACCATTTTCCAACTTTGTTCTCTATCTTTTCATTTCCAGAATAAAACTCGCCCAAAAATTTCTTTTCAATATCGCCAACACCAACTTGGTTTTTGCCATTATAAGAAATCTTGCACGTGTTATTTTTTTCTTGAGAAACATCTGATTTAATATAATCCGCTATCCAATACTTTTTTCCATCAAAGTCAACAAGCGCATCTGTTTCTTTGTTAAATGACGAGAGAGAAAGTGTAAGTTGAATAAGACCACCTCGATTAAAATATGAATTATCTGATAAAAACAATTTTCTATTTGTTAATCGATATGTGTCTGGCTCAATCGAATCATCAAAATCAATGCAAAATCTTTTGTCGCGCCGCCAACGTTTGGTGTCATTATCAACAGGCAATGTCAATCCATATTGATAATCCCCGACTTTGATACTTGTATTCCCTGTTTCGCCAGAAGAATACTTAGTAAAATCTTCTGAATAGCACCATTTTTGAACAAGCCTTCCATTTTCATCTATTGTATTTAGCAATAGTGTACATAAATACATATATCCAGAATGCCACGCCTTTTCATTAGGATCTAATACTGTTACAATCCATACTTGGTTATTCCAGTATATATAATCTCCAAGATTAAATGGCTCACTATGTATTGATTTAATTTTCTTTTTTGAGGCATTATTATCGGTGTCTTTTACCACCATTAATTTTCTATTTTCACCATTTATAACAACATCTTCGCAATCAATATTATTCCAATGCTTTTCAGATTCCTTGTTGATTATATTAAGTTGTTGTTCTTTCTTTGACGATACACGATAACTATTCTGAATTTTTCTGAAATAATTCAAATTCATTTTTATCACCTCACTCGTCATATAAAGAATAATCAAGTACCGCTTTTAATTTGCCTGTTTTTCTATCCCTGTCTTGATAATTAGCCAATTCATCTTGCAAATTTAATTTTAGTGTTTCAATAAAATTGCGATAACTTGTTCTTTCATTTGCTGGAGAAAACACAGTTAAATCAGATGGTGTAAAATTTATTTCCATAGCGTGTAACAATGCTAAATCTCTTTCCATGTATTTAATAAACATCATATCAACAATGATTTTAATTTCTTTTGGTAATAGTTCGAAGTTTATACGTTCAATTTCTGTGTCATAATCAGAAAAATCTACTTGCATATTTCCAAGAGATGTTAAGTCATCTAATGATTCAATAAGATATCTTTTAGACCTTTCATGTGCAATTTGAATTGCTTCTAATTCATCTACGTTATAATAATTAAAAAATTTATCATCCTTTTCTAATCGATCATAGAATCTATCACAAATTTCACTAAATGGAGTATAAGAATTTGACTTCATGCCAAATTACCTCCCTGTTATCTAATCAGACTTTTTCGGTCTTCCTGTTTTTTTAACCTGAGTATTTTCGACAGAATCAGTTTTCACCGTGTCATTTGATTTAAGCAAAGATTCCATCATTGCCTTCATTTCCTCAAGCTGTTTTTCCAAGTCTTTAACCTTCTTAGAATCTGAAGATGTATTTTCTGGGTCATCAACAAAAATGGAAGAAGATGATTTTCCCATAAACAATTCTTCTGTTCTTTTTTTTACAAGATTATTTACATCAAGAGTAATTGAATAACCTTCAAATTTTAATTTTTGAAAAATTTCACGAACTCTATCAAAATCTGATAGCGTTTTTATTTTTAAAATTTTTTTCAGTCCATCCTTGTCTGGATGAAGTAAAATTTCTTTTATTTCTTCATATTTTAAAACATTTTCTTTTACAATTCCTAATTCGTTATAGATATCATTTTCGACATCTCCTTGGAATTCAAGTGATCCGCTTTTAAATACGTTACTGTTATTTGCGTATACAATTTCATCCCACGTAAGCGGAAGAGTAGTTGGTGATCCATCTACTGCGGATTCAATTACACATGTTTTACCTGGCGCAATTGTAATGCATACAGAATGTTCATTATAATTTAAAACCTGAAAATGTTTTGTGATTCCAAATTTACTACTAATAAAATCTCCTCCTCTTCATAATTTCTATCGAAGGAATCCCTCCGATAGAAATTTAAACAATAAAAAAAAGACTACCTTATTTCAAAGTAACCTTTGCAAAGTTTTCGATATGTGTGAGCATAAAGCCGTATGTAAAATCTTTCAACATAATATGAACTTTTTCACCTTGATTATTCATATCCTGATATACGTGAATTTCACCTTTCATATCCAGTGTTCCGATTTTATCTGCGATACCATAGATCCTCTTGTCTGGTAGGAGAAGCTGTCCAGTTCCAGTTTTCTTTGCTCCTGAAATACCTGCAATGCCAATTCCATCATATGTTTTTACTAAACCATATCTGTTAAAATCGTCTTTCATAGCTCCTGACAAATACTGAGCAAAATTAGGCATACGTCTAATTGCCTGAGCATATTTATTCAAAGTAACAATAACATTATCATCACCCCTATCATTCAGATAAAGAGATAATTTATCCATAGCCTCAAGAGTAGGTGTTGCTCCTGTAACTTCAATAAGAGCTTCTCCCCCTGCAACCGCGTTATCCGCCATAGAAAGTGCATCGTAAAATAACGCATTCTGACAAGCTTCTTTCATAAATGTAGTTAAGGTTGCGATGGATTTAAAACCATTTTTTCTTAAATCTACATATGAGATATCAGTTTCAACCTGACGATTTTTCCATGTAGGTTTTACAGTTTCAATATCAATGTAAGAACGATCTACATTACCGCCTTTTGCAGCTTCATGTGCTACAAGTGTATTTTTTGGCTCCTTTGTTCCTTCTAAATCATCAAACTCTCCAACAGAACCTCTTTCAAAAATCTGATCAAGAAGTTCGTCCGGTGCGTTGTACACTTCTTCCTGTACAGTTCTAGTTACAAACTCTGCGATTTCGCAATTAGGATCCTTTCCTGTTTTACCGATTTCTCTTGCCCATGCATCGGAAATTTCAGCAATTTCTTTTTCTTCAGAGTTAAGCTCTCTTTTATAATTTACCTTTTCAGCAACTTCAAACAGAACACCATCTTTATCCATGAGTTCTGCGATTTCTGTTCTAATAGCCATCTTATCAAGTCCTCCTTATTTTATTTACGCAAAAGATACTGCATCAGCAACAACTTCTACGAGCACAAGTTTATGACCGTTATCTTTCATTGTTCCTGCAAATACATATCTTGAAGTTCCTTTTGTTGCTTTTTGCCATTTTCCATCTGCTCCAACAGACATTGCGAATCCTGGCTCCGCTTCGTCTCCAAAATCAGCAGCCTTAAACTGGTCTGTTCCAAATTTTTCTCCATCTGTATAGACTTCCAGACCAACAAACTCTCCGATTTTTACTGATGTAAAATCATCATCGTAATCAGACATTTCCTGTCTTGCTGCATTAATTCCTGTAGGAATTCTTTCTTTTGTTACAAGGTAGATATTTGTTGTTGTCTCAGCAGTAGGCAACTTTACCTCTTTTGTATTTTTTGTATCTTCTTTTACTACACCCATCCCAGTTACCATTGCAACTTTTGCTTTGTGCATTGTGTCTTTTGGCTGTGCGCCATTTCTACGAATATCTCTTAACATGTAGCCAATCCTCCTTAATTATGTTTTCTACCATTTAAAAATTTGCTCATAAATGACACAGAATCATCTGCAATGTCATCAGTTTCTAAACTAGCTGTTGCGACAGACTCTTCATTTGATGTTTCCTCGAATTCTGCGACTTCTGCTGCAGCATTATCAATGCGCTCAATATATCTTTCAGCAATTAAATTATTGATTTCTGAAACATTTCTTGATTCAATTAATTCAGCAATTTCTGTTTCGGCAATTTCAGATTCTGTAAACAAATTACCTTTTAACATCTTGCATCTAAGAGCATCTTTTTCTTCAGCAATTTCTGCTTCAATTTTTTCTTGTTCTGCCTTTTCTACCTTTTCTTTAAAAGGTTCCAATTCAGCAATTTTGGTTTTCAAGGTATTAATTGTTTTACCTGCGTTGATCACAGCATCATTTTTAATATCTAATTCAGCTTTTAGATTTCCAATCTCTTCATCTTTACTTGCAATTTCCATATTTACATCTTTTACTGCAACTGTAAGCTTAACGTCTACTGGTTCAGAAACAAAAACTTCATCTCCAGAAACTTCATATGTAAATAATTTGTAATCAAGTTGGTTTTCGCTATCATCTGTTTTATACCAAACAGTATTATCTTCTGGGAACCAAAATGCGACATATCCATAAACTCTTTTCCCAATTTTTTCGTCACAAGCTTTCCTGATTTTACTTTCAAGATCCCATTGAGTCAGAGATGCAATTTCTGTTACTTCAGCATTTTCTTCTGAGATCTCTTTTGTTTCTTCTGCAACTTTTGTCTTTTTCTTTGTAGAATCTGATCCACAAGAGGCAGTTTCTTCTGTCTTTTTTTCTTTATCATCTGTCTCTTTGACAGAAGTTTTTGTATCTTCTGTCTCTTCGTTTTCTATTTTCTTTTTTGTATTTTCTGCCAAGCCTATATCCTCCTTTACATCATTTTCTTCTATATCTAAATTAACCAAGTCCTTTTCTAAAGCCTCGGCTAATTCTGTATCAATATCTTTTTCTAGTTCAGCATATTCTATGACACCAGCGCCTGGAACGCATGGAGTTTTAAGTCTTCCCAAACATGCATTTCCAATAAATTCAAACACTTTAAGAATTGTGCAGTCACCATCTTTTTCTGAGTCAGTTACCGTCATCTCCCAAGAAGAAGACAATTCTCCATCATCCCATAATTTATCGAACACTTTAAAATATTCAGGAAATCTACTTGTCCATAATTTGGTTTTTGCTAGGATGCATTTTTGTTTTCCGTCATATCCATCAACTTCACGTTCTTCAATCCACGAATCTGTGATGCTTCCAATAGGGAATGTATCAAAAGAAAACTTTTTTCCTTTTTTTGTTTTTGTTATTTTCATTTCATGACCGCCAAAATCAGAAGTTGCTTTTTTTAGTTTTGCAACAAGCGGATATCCAATTATTGTTTTATGGTATTTTTTACCTGATTCGACAGGTATAATACGATTTATCCTGTCTGGCTGGTCTAAGACGCTAATTAAAAAAACTGCCTCTTTATAATTGTCATGACTTGCAATAGAAATAGGTGAACTAGAAAATATTTCTGTTTTATTAACCATTTTTTCACCTTCATATATTTAAATATAAGTTAGATTTGACTATTTAGATTCTCGATAATTTTTATCATATTCCTGTTTTTTCTCATTCACATCATTATCCTCGTTTGTTCCTCCCATTGGTCGACCTGCACCAATTTCATCTGAGCCAGATGTATTGTAAGAAGTTGGATGAGGAGTCAGTATTAAATCATAACCATTCTCTTTTTCGGATTTTCTACGAACAACCTCATTATCAAAATCCATGCCAAGAAATTCATACGCTGTTTGATATGAGCAATTGAGTTTTGAAAATAGGAATTCTACAAGATCCTTTTTGATTTCAAACTCTAACATTTCTGAATCTAAAATATGTGGAGTAGGGCAATACTCTATTGGTATACCTGCTTCAGATAAGACAACTTCATACCAACGTTGCAAAATTTTTTCCTGTCTTTCTGCAATTTTGTTAATTGTTTTCATGAGTTGTTTAATAGAAATATTTGCTGTGCTTACAGTTTGTTTTCCGTCAGTGTTCAAAAATGATATGCCTAATGCAGATGTAACCCTAGACCTATATTGTGTAATCGTTTCTGTATTAGTCATTTCTACTTTTGGTTCTACATACTCAATCTTTTCAACGCTGCCTGGTGGAGTATACAGCACAGTTTTATTTTTAAAAGCCTGTACAAGGCAATCATGGGCATATGCCATATCCTCAAGTCCCTTTTTTTCGCCACGCTGTCCTAAAACTTCTTTTTTTAGATATTGGGCAATTATTTTTTTTGCCTTTGCTTTAGCATTAACATTGTCTGTTTTATCAAATGTATCAAGCATAATTTTAGGCTTCAACGCTTTAAAAACTGGCGAAATTCCATATTTACGATTCATATTGCCAAATCGATTTACTCCAGTCCTTTGAACATCAAGAATGGCGTATTTTTCTTTCGATGTGTAAGCTTTCGTAACTTCTTTTGGATAATTATTTTTGATCTCTTCTGCAGTATTTTTGAAAAATAAAGGTTTATTCTTTTTGCTTTTTAGCATTGTTTTCTGCAGTCTGTTTGTTAGCTCGGATGTGTCAATCAACACGTAAGGAATTGTGTTCATAGAATAGTCGCTTATTAAAGCAACTCCTAATGGATATCTATCAACAACATGATGATAAATACCTTTAGATTTTTTTGATCTCAAGTATTGTATACAATTACCTTCATCATATGTTGTAGTAATTGCAATAGTTACGATGTCATTTACATTTATCTCTTTGTGAAAACGTTCAATTTCTGATTCTGCTTCGAGTTTTATTCCTTCGTCATAGTCTGATGGGAGTGTATCAAAAGATATTCTTACGTTAGAATTAAGGTTTGATTCAACAGCCTCATGAACTTTTCCAATTATATCATCTTCATTTGATGCTTGCCGTACTAATGCATTTATTTTTTGTATTTTTGAAATATCACTTTGCGCGTTAAAAGCTAAATCATCAATATCATCTAATGTTGTGGTTTTTGCTGTTCCGGATGATGATTCTTCGTTTAACACAACAGAATATTGACTTCCACCTTTGTCAAATCTCTGTAATGCGTCGCGCATCCAATTTGTCTCTTGTTCTGATAGCTGAACATCAAATCCTGATACAATGACGGTTTCATCGTCAGAACTGATGCTGTCTTTAATATCTGATGCGAAAGATATTTTATAGTTTTTAATGTCATCAACTTGTGATTCGTTAATATTATCTGACATTATTCACCGTCCTTTCTAAAATGATATAGAAGAAATACATGGGGTAAAATTTGAAAAATCTGAAGAATAAGAATCTGTGTTAAGATTTTTTTCTAATGTTCTTAATATGTGATAATTATATCCCAAAGAACTATATCTATCTTTTCTCATACCAGATTTTTCCTTTATTTTAATATTTGTTCCTTCTATCTTATGCTGTAAATTTATGAGTTCATATATCAGCAATGTTGTTTGAATATATGGTGTTTTATATTTTAATTGTTCAAAAGATTGCATCTTTGAATATGACTTAATCTTGTCTCTTAATATTTCCTCTGCTTCAAATTCTGATACAAGAAGATTGATCTTTCCATTTTGTATTCCTGCACGAAGCATAACACACATCTCGTTATTAAAAGCAGCATTGGCTTTTATCGACCATATACATGGATTTGCCGATTCGACTTTACATCTTTCTGCCATGTCTTTATCATTACAACAAGTAAGAGCTTTATACACATCACCTGTTTCTTGATCTAACTGATTCTTTATAATAAAATCATATACACCTAAACCGGCTCCATTTGTATCAATTACCAAATCTGTACATTTATACCTATAGAACAATCTCATGACAATAATTCCTAATTCGTCAGTTGTAAGTCCTTCATGATTTTCTAAGAATACAATATTTGAAATGTACTCATTGCTTTCTGTTGGAAGAGCACTATTAATTAAAATTGAACTTGCATCATTATTCTTTGATTTACTAGAACCCATTAATGCAATATCTACAGACATAATTCTTTTTTCATTAAGGGCTAAGTCTGGTATTTTTTTATTTTTGAAAAAATGTGTCTCCATCGGTGTTTTTATTTTTCTACATTTAGATAAATCATCAAATGTAAAAAACGAACCGTCCGTATCACCAAACCATAAACATCCCATCTCCATATCAAAAGATGTTTGATCAAAGTCTTGCTCAGAAAATTCATCTTCAACCTGTTCTTTTGATAATAAATTTTCTTTGATTGCTATTTGATACGGTAGTCCGCAAATAAAATATTTTTTACTATTATCTAAAAAATTTACGACATATGCTTTCGCTTTTTCAAATGACCAATGAGATTTATACCATGCGCTGGACATAAATATTTCTTTATTACGCTCAGTTAGATGAGAATATTTTTTTATATTTAAATATCCTGGGGTGCGCGGAGCTGTTAAGAATTTTCTAAGAACAGTATTAATAACATTTAAATCAACCATACGAAATTCGTCTACAATTAGAATATTTGCACGTGCGCCTCGTCCACTGTCAGATGCGGTCACAACCCTTATCCATGACCCATTTTTAAATTCAATCACCGCATTATTCGCACCAACTGATTTGTACCCTATTTCATTATTCAAATTATCTGAACCCCATCCATAGTTTTTACAAAAATCATCGGTTATTTTCAAAAGGACTTGATTCGCTTGTGGTCTTGTTGAAGAAGCAATGCATATCTTGCTTCCTGGGAATAATATGCAACGAACGACGCAGAATAGAGCAGTAAGCCATGTTTTCAGTATGTTATTAACCATAGGTTTTTTATCCTATGCTCTGGAAGTTTCCTTCATTTTCATCAGTTGGTCATTTCCAACTCAGCTTGGAGTACATTTTCTACAATAATGTAGTTGGGGACTCTTGGAGATATTATATTTATTCAATCTCTACTCTCTACAATGCTTAATAGCCTTACGAAATCTATTAAGTTATCTCGGTATTAACATATTTATTTTATATTTTAAATAAATTTAGTCTTCACCGATTTTCCCCAATTTAGACAGGGCTAAACATGGCGTTATCTATTTATATGAAGATCGCTATTGTGGGAAATAAAAAAGAACTTATCAAATTTTCTTGATAAGTTCACACACCCCTCTGTATATATATAATTTTTAAATTTCTCTATATTTTCTCTTCCATATATATAAATATTAATTGCATTACTTCTATTGTCTTTTTTTTAGATCAGATGTTTTAATTCCATTAGAATTCAATATTTTTTTTAATTCAGTTAAAAATTGTATGTTTCCACAAAAATAGCATCGATAGTGATGCTGTTTGTAATATTTTTTTCTAGCATTATTATAATATTTACCTTCAGTATAAGATACACCACCATCTCCATCAAAATAACCTCTAATAAAGTCTCTTATAAAATCTTGAGGTATTATATCTTTTTTAGGAAATTCTAATGTTAGACTTTTAGTCGGAGTACAACCTAATTTGATTAAATCATTACATATTTTTGTGCAATTAACAACTATTCTATCTGCTTTATATTTCCCGGTAATAATTCTATGTTGAATAGGAATATTACTTTCTAAAGCGTTTTTAAATTTAATAAGATGTTCACAATCTGCGTCTTTTAAAGTAATTTCTAAAGACATAGATTTTAATACTTCTCCCTTATAAAATCTTGTAATACATCCATCTGCATATAAAAAACCTAGCCAATATGCTTTTTCTGATGTGTTAATTTTTTCGAAATAATCTTTATTGTAAACATATTTACTCATTTGTTATTTCCTCCACTCGTGATATTTTTACAAACCCTGTCCACGAGAGGCAATATACATAAAATAATTATTGCACATCATTGCATATAGCAATATCTTTTGGAATAATTTGAGAGTTATATTTAAATAATCTTTACAAAAACGTTGTGGGTTTTTTCTGTAAAAAGCTGCCCAATAAGCAACACCGTTCATTAACCTTTCTGCTTTCTCATTTGCAACTTCTTGTTCTGTCATTTTTCTCAATGTAGCCATTTAAAAATCCTCAAATTTCTCATCATTTCCGAAAATAGCATCAAAAAGTGCTTCATTATTTTCGTCATCTTTATATTCTGGTTTTTCAACGGTATATTTTTTCATAAATTTATTATACAAATTAGATAATCCATTTTTTAATCCCATCATTTTTGCTAAATGACCTTTGAAAAATACATCGATATATAATCCAATTTTATCTACGTCTTCTAATTCTGGATCAATATCCGGAAGAGGTTTTTCATTTTCCCATTTTTGGATTAACGTTCCAAGAGTTTGTGCATCTGATAATGCATTCGTGTTCTGACATGGTTTTAGATTAGCTGTATCAAGATAATTTTGAAATGTTTTATCAAGTTCTTTTGTATCTTTTCCTGCACGAGTGGTTTTTAGTATCTCTAGCTGTTTGAAACAAATTCTTTTAAATACTTCTTCTTGTGTTTTAGTTTTACACTCATGACGACTTGTCCAATCGTCATATTGCTCTTGCAAATAATCATAGTCATCATCTGTAAAACCTGTTCCCCAAAATTTTACAGTCTTTATTCTTATTTTTGATTTATTTTCTTTTAAATCATCAATGTTTTCAATTACATTGCCCTTTCTTTCTTCATCTAATGTTGTATCAAAAGTTTTTCCCGCATACTGTCGTAAGTTAGATTTCGAAATGTAATTATGGATTCGAGATCTTGTTTTTGTAATTTTTCTACTTGCGTTTAATAGGCTTACATCGTAATAAATATCATATTTTTGACAAATTATACGTATTGCCATATCTTCATCTCCACCATAAGCTTCGGTATAATGTTCAAACAATCTGTCAAGACATTTTCTACATGTTGAAATATGATAATCCCATCCAGAGTATAATTCGCTTTGAGATGCAGGAAAATTGCCATCTAAGTTTTTATACGGTGTCCCACAAACTGTACATTTATAAAAATCTGGTTCATCTGTTTTGGAATATCGTATTTTTTTAACAGAGGTCGTGTCTTTTGGTGTTGTTATCGTTAGACTTCTTGTTGATTTTTCTTCTGACAAAATTTATCCCTTCTTTCTCAACTAATTTATATATCAATAAAAGCTCAGACCCAGATTTGAACTGGGAACAATTGATTACAAGTCAATCGTTTTACCTTTAAACTATCCAAGCATAATAATAGGACGGCAGTAGCACCGTCCTGTTTTATACATATTTACTGAGCAATAATCCCAGCAGTTCTGAGACTTGCCAACAAAGCATTAAGTTTATCTTTTACATCTGCATCTCCAGCGTCTGCAACTGCAACGCCTTTTTTTGGCAATTCAGTTTTTGTTGCATATTTCTTATCTGCATCAACTGTCTTCATATATGCAGTAAGAGCATCAGATCCAATCTTAGTTTTCAGTGCATCTCCAACAGCTTTTGCATCCGCAGCTTTTCCTTCCACAGCAAGTGTTTTGTCAAGTTCAGTTCCTGCACCAGTTGGATAAGCCGGAACGAATAATTTACCTGTTGTAGTATCAATTGCAACTTCTACGGTTTCGTTTGTCTTTGCTTTTGCTTTAACTCCTCCAAGAATTTTGTCAGTTGCCTGTGGAAGAGTATAAGAACTTCCTGTCGGAATATTAAATGTTCTCTCAACGGAACCATCATATTCACCAACAACTGCACCTGTAAATTTAATCTTTTTAGGATTTGGAAGTGTAGTCGTAGTTTTTGGTAAGGCTCCAACTTCGTCTGCGGTATAAGTAGGTTTTGTTTCTGCTTTTGCCCATGCCGGTACAGTTGGATCAGTTTCTTTTGTAATATAAGCACCTTTTTTCTGAATACCAAGATCATCCAAGGTTTTATTTCCAGTTAATTCAATTCCGGAAATTTGTGGCTTATTTGTTAATGCAGTATAATCAAGAGAAATATTTCCGCCTGAACCACCAATTGCAGGTTGCTCTATCCATTTCTTGCCAGATTCGTTATATTTATACACTGTACCGGTATCAATTTCTTCATATGTGCTTCCATTGGTAATGTATGTTGTTTCGATAAATTCAACAGGTTTTTCGTCTGTAGATAATCCAGTAATCTCTAATACATTACGATTCATGTCACCACCAATTTTCTGTAATGTTACCATTATTTTTCCTCGCTTTCTTTTTTCTATTTTCTGCCGATATGAAACCGGCATTTCTTTTGAAAGCCGGAATATAATAATGACTCCAACTGGAATTGAACCAGTGTTACCGCCGTAAAGGGGCGATATCTTATCCTCTTGACCATGGAGCCAAATACAAAAATAGGAGAGCATCACAGCCCTCCATTAATCTCTTAAATCGATTTCTGTCAATTCCACATAGTCATCTTCATGTGTGATTCGTAGATAATCACTTCCTTGAATTAATTTTCCATCATGTTTTTTTACAATATCTCTCATATAGTCAAATGGATGAATATGTGGAACTACCTTTTTATAATCTAAAAAAGTAATGTCATAATTATCGTCCATATGTATGTACACACATTTTACTGTAGATATACTAGAATACTTATTCTGAAAATTTTCTATGTCACACAGAAAATTTGTATTTCGTTCATCTACAATTTTTGATTCCAAATCATGAACATCAATTGCAATCATTTTGACATATCCTGTTTTTACCAGTCTTTCCATAGCTATGCATACCTCCGGTGCTGTGATTTTCAGAAACAGTATAACACAGAATAGAAGAGTATTGATCTGGTAAATTATGGGAAATATGGAATTAATTAGATATTTACAGAGTCTTTTAACTTTCTGATTTTAGAAGAGTCAGATTTAATATAGAACTTTTTAGTGACATCAACACTTGCATGATTTAACATCTCTGAAATACTTTCTAAGTCAATCCCAGAATTTTTCATTAAAGTTGCATATGAATGACGAAAATCGTGTGGATGCAAAGATGGAACTTCAATTAATTCCCCAATTTTCTTACACCAACTATTCAATGTTCCATCTTGAATAGGTTTATCGTCAGTTACATATGGAGAAATAAAAATACGACCATGATCATCTATATTATTTTCTTTTCTATATTCAATAAGTTTTAACAGGTAATCCTTGGTTTCTTCTGAAAAACTAAGTTCTACAATTTTTCCTTCTTTCTCAAGAACATCAGAACAAATTCTTTCATTAAAATCAACTTGTTCCCATTTCAAACTTGCAATTGCATGTACTCGAGCCATCGTTGTAAGAGATAAAAAAGCATAAGCTTGTAATTGAATATCGCCGTACTCTTCTAATTTTTCTCTCATTAATTGCACCTGTTCTTTTGTAAGATATGTTTGGATCGCAATCGGTAGACCCTGCTTAGGTCTGTCAATAAATTCAACTGGAGATTCTTTTATAAGACGTTTTTTACGTAAGAATTTATAAAAAGCCGAAATAGAAGACATGATACGTTTCTGACGGTTTACATTATTACCTTGCTGTTTTCTCCAGTAATAGTATTCAGTAATGTCGTCCTCTGTAGCTTCAAGAACCGATAAATTGAACTGATTGTCATGCATATAAATAAACCACTGCATCAAATCGGAATTATATTGTTTTACTGTATTTCCCGATAAATCTCGAATGGACATATCGATCTGATATTTTTGGAATAATTTTAATGTTTCTTGATTTATATTTTTTGCTGTTTCTTCATTATATAAACAAATTCTCTTACTTCGTTCTGCCAACTATTTCTCACTTCCTTTCAATGTTTTAAATTTATTTTCTATAAGATTTTTATAATCATTTTCTTCAAAATTATCTTTAAATAAAAATAAATATTCGCATTTGTTTTCTTTTAGTAATTTTTCTTTTTTTATCATTTTATCCTTATAATTGTTCTCCTGGTTAGAAGAATAAATAATGTTTTTCCAGTCTTTATTATTACAATTATAAATTATTCCGGCTACTTCTAAATAAAGAGGTGTTCCATTAACAATAATTTTATAGTCACAATTTATTTTTGAATTTATATTCGCAAAGGTTTTATACATTACATCTCTAAAATAATCCACATTATATTTCAATCCTTTACTTTTTAAATATAAAGAGACATCATATTCCATTGTTGATACTACACGTTCTCCGTCATCAAATGTATAATGAAAACTAAAATTGCTTGGATTCATATGAAAGCCCTTTGATTTTATATATGAGAATATATCAATATTTTCACGCTCAAATGCTTTCTTAATTGTTTTGTGATTTATAGTATTTTTACAATATAATGGGTTTTCAATATCAGCCCAAGAAATATAATTTCTATTTTTAAATTTTTTAATGTTTTTAAGAGACTCGTCTAAATTATTTTTATAATACTCAAATGAATTAATGGGTTTTGATTTTGTTTCTTCTAATCCTAATTCTCTTTTTGCCTTCGTTAAAGATCCAAACAATCTTTTAATAACAATCATAGAGAATCCTACAGATTTTTTTGTAATATCTTTTTGTGTTATTGGACGCTGTAATTCGTTTTGCAATTTAACAAGACAATCCGAAATGTAATTCTTATCAAAAGCCTGATTATTTTCTTTAAGCCCACACCATTTTATAAAGTCATTATATGTTTTCACATTTTTATCAGGACAATATTTTATAAACCAATTTGCATTCGGAAGACCATATTCATTATTAATTAAATCCTGAATTTTTAAAACATGATCACTACATAATTTTATAAATCTATTAACATAATAATCATAATCTTTACTTTCTGTTCTTACATGAGAAACCTTTCCAAACTGTAACAGAAAATCATTATATGTAATTCCTTTATTAGAAATAATCTTATTTATAATTCTACCTTGTGGCATGTTATTTTTTAATGTACATTTAGAAAACACGGGAACTTCATTAAATTTTTCAATGTATTGTTTATATAACATTACTAAATCTTCATATGTTATTTCTGTTGTTAAAACTTTTTTACCGTCAACATTTAGATAATGTTTTCCCATATTTCATACTCCCTCATTTCTCCTCACTCCATAGAAATAGGAGAGAAGCGCGAATGAGGTTACGCTTGTCCGGCGGCTCATGACTTCCACCGTATCTCTCCTGAAAATCCAATGTATCATTGAAGAATACAGCTAAACTGCATTGGATTTTTATTTTTATGGTAGAGACGAACGATTAGTTTACAATTCTCTTTACTTGTCAAACTGACAAACCATATATATTTACTGAGCTTCAATCATTTGATTTAAAACTTCTTTTACTTCTGTCTCATATAATTTCGCACAACATTCAAATAAATCATCAATAAATCCGAATTGTTCCGCATACGCAATTGTTGTGAGTTTATCTTTCTTTTTATTCTGTCTTAAATTAAAACCTTCACATCTTGCTTCTAAGTCAACATGATAACTTTCTCTAAAACATTTATATAATTCCTTATATCTATTTGCATAATTACCTTGTCTTCGTTTACAAATCCTATTTATAATTGAACGCTTTTTATAAATATCAACATCGTCTGTAAGACCTGTAATAACTTCTTTTTGATGTAATATTTCATCTTTCTGTTTTTTAATTAAATCATTTTGTTTTCTTACAGTTTCCAATGTTGATGAAAATAACATTTTCGTAGCATCATCAGCAAACGGCAAATATGTATTTATAAATAATTCATCATTATTTACATAACCGCCAGTTTTCCGTATTGTAGGCAATACTTCATTTGTCACCCAATGCTTAAATCTTTTTGCTGATTCTAATTTGCTTCCAAAGATAAGAGCATAAAGACCAGATTCATTAATTACCGTTACCGTCCTTCTCTGACCTGCGTACTCGATTTGGGTACTCAGCTTATCTTCGTCTGATACATGTTTAGGGACTGCGTTTTTAGGATTTGCATACCCTAACGCCGTTGCCACATCTTTTCCCACAAACCACGGCTCGTTATTAATTACAATTGTTCTTACCTGTCCAAATTCTTCATTCTCAAAAATTTTTAATTCGTTCATATTTCCTCCAATATTTTTAATTGAAGGTAGAGATAGGAGAGTATTAACCGTCCTACTTTAACTCTTTACCAGATTCTCCATCTGACCAATTGAACATACAGCGCGGTCGTAGCTTACCCGACACATTCCTTTCACTGATGTTTCTAATTCTTATTCTCTTAACTGAGAACACAAAAATAGATCCGTAAGCTTTGACACCTACGGATCTTTGAAATGTACATATATAACAGAAAATTTATAATCCAAAAATACGAAGTAAATCCATCATATTGTCATGATTAACTTGCTCTGTTGAATAAAATGATACGGAGTGACAACCATAATCATCACTCTTACTAGCAGAAAAACCATGTAAGTCTTTGTTATCTACATAATCATCATCCAACAAAAAACCATGCTCATCATACTCGTCGCACTCGTCACAGAAGATACATCCATCACGATCATATTCCATATCATCTTCATCATTCTCATCATACAAATGTACTTCATATGCATAGTCTGCTTCAAATTTAGAGATGACTTTCGAATTGCAGTCGTCTAATACATATACAATAGAACTGCCAGAACCAATGTAATCACCGTTACGTTTTGCTGGCTCACAAAAGATTTTATCTTCAATAATCTCAATCAAATATTCATCAGTATATCCAGCAAACTCCGGATCGTGTAATTCGCATGAAAAAATGGAGAAGTCCATTGTACATAATTCCGAAACAATGAGACTTGCCTCATCGTATTTAGCAATAATAGAAACAATATTATTGTCATAATTTGATTCTAGTACGTCATATGTATCCACAACATCTTCACATAATTCATAGATATTATCATATGTTTTCTTAATCATTTCTTTTTTCAAATAGACACACCGCCAATCTTAAGCATTTACTTTATCTTTTAATTCTTTTCCTGCTTTGAATTTTACATTTTTAGATGGCTCAATATAAATTTCGCTTCCATCCTGTGGATTTCGTCCAGTTCTTCCAGCTCTTTCTCTTACTTCAAAACTTCCAAATCCGACGAACTGTACTTTATCTCCAGCGGTAAGCGCATCTGCAATTGAATCAAGAGTTACAGCAACAATCTCTTTTGCTTTTTCCTGTGTTACTCCGTCTACTTTTTCTGCAATTGTTTTAATTAAATCTGATCTTGTCATTTTTAAAATGTCTCCTTTTCTATCAACTAATTTGTAAATTTTTATAATTTATTTCGTGGATTTCTCCACATTCTAGGATATCGGTTCTCCAAGATGATGCAGTTTATTTTGGAAGGCAGGTGATACGTATGGCAAGTTTTTATTCTATAGAAACTCCTGTACATGTTAGTGCATACGACAGATTCCGCTTTAATAAGTGGGAACATGTACGTGAGCACTGGCGTAGATTGCCACATAGGTAATCTGTAAATCTGCTTATCCTGAGCCGCGGATTGAACTCTCTCGTTAAAAGTTCTTTCTACACTTCAGATAGCCGATATCCTTCTTTCTAAATAATTCCAATTTTTTCCATATATTCTGTTTCTAAATCCAGAATTCTCTCAATATCTGTTTTGGGATATTGACTTTCCTCCATGATATAAGAAACCAGTTCTTCAAAGTTTAATACTGGTAATCCGTCTTTATATTCCATAACAATCTCCTCTAGTGAAACCTAACATCGTACACACAATCTAATCCATCATTATTAATAACTGAAATTAATTGTTCTGGTTTATTTTGCAATCGGTTATCCAAGCAATAGTTATCTGTTCCAGAAATACAACCTGATTGTAAAATTTTCACATTATAAACAGTAGACATCGCATTTACATGACGATGACCCATATATAAAATATTTGGACGTATTTGTGTCATAAGCGATAGTTTCTGCACAACCGTTTTAGGGTCATCTTTGTCTCCATGGACTCCAAAAATTTTCGTTCCTCTAACAGAAAACATTGCAATTGATTCATCAATTTTATTTTCGTGAAATTCGATATTCTTAAAGTTCTGCAATTTGGCTTGCAAAAATGGAATAGCAAGACAGTCCATATTTTCACCTTTTAAAGATTCTTCCTTTTTTGCATGTAACCTAGAATGATTTCCAGGACAAACATAAACATGAACTTCGTTAAATTTATAACTAAGTTCAGATAAAAATTGTGAAATACAATCCGATACGGATAAGAATTGCTCAATTAGATTTTGATTACTTTCAATCCGAAGTGAGTTGTGAATCAATCCTGAGACCAACTCACTTATAATTACATGGATATTTTCAGAACCGTGCCGTAAATAGACTTCAAAAATTTTATCCAGGTACTGTCTAAATCTATCATACATAACTTCTGTATTGTATTTATTAAACCAGTTATCAATTTCAATTCCTGCATGAATATCTGTTACAGAAATTACTAAATCATTATCTGATTTTAAAATTCCATTAAACTGTTTTCTTTTATCATAATCTAATGGTTGTCCGTGATATTCTGAAATGGATCTTAAAATCTGTTCTTTATAAGATTCCTTACGTGCTTCTTCACGAATCAATCTACGATACTCATTTCGTTCATCACGAGTTTTGACACGTTCTTTCTCTAAAAGAATACGCTCTTCCTTTAGTTCTTTTAATTGTGCTGCACCGTCTGTGAATTTAGACTGATTAGCATCAAGAACCTTTCGGAAATACTGTACTTTCTTTCTATATGCCGATTCAGTGTAGTTACAGTCAAGAAGAGAGTTTAGAACTGCAGCAACATCATTCCATGTACCGATATTTTCTTTATCATTACAGATTCTCAGGATGAGTTCATCATCACTTTCACCATCAAATCTTTTATAGTTATGTACTATATCGTCCACCTACTCTCTATTCTTCTTCAGAGTCCAGTGGTAATTCCACAGTGATTTTAAATCCAACCTGTTCCGTTCCTTCCGGAAGAGCTTCAATAACTTGCTGTGTAATATCACCTGTTTCATCTACAAATTTTAGATCTTTTACATAAATACCATCTAATTGGATATTCTGTTTTGCCGGCGTTAATTTTTCTTTTGTTTTTGTAATTTTAATCATTTCTAATTATCTCCTTTAAACTAAAAATAGAAGAGCAGTATTAGACTACTCTTCCTCGTCATAATATTCTTCAGTTTCTGGTTCATAATGAAACCCGATAGCGCATGTATCTGTCGATTCAACCTCAAAATCCGACTGCAACTCTTGTAATTCTGCATTGCCTTTTATAACAAGTTTTCCCGGAAGAATTTTCAGATATTCAATCCAAGACAGAATTACATTAACTATTTCTTCTACAATTGGAAGAAATATTACGATTGTACATGCACCTAATATATATGATAATAATGTTTTATTTTTTTTCATATGCGTTACCTGCAATATAAAATTTAAATTGTAATTTTTAGACTCGAATTTGCAATTAACTGCATTTTTTATAAATTAAATGATCTTCCAGATTAGCTTCATTTATAATATCTTTGTTGGACATATCAAATCTAAATTCACCAAAATATTTTACTTCTGCTGATTTTCTCGCTTCAATTGCATCTTCAATTTTAGCAAACGTTCCAAGGTTTAATGTTTTGTTATTTATATTAAAACTATTAAAAATAGGTTTAGCTTTTATAACAAACATCCTCTCTATAATTTATCCACTAACATTGCAATTTTACTTCTCCAAACATTCGGAAGATGTACATATCCAAATTCTGATTCACCTTGAAGCACATCAATTGCGCGTTTAAAACCATTTGAATTTCCTTCAAATAAATAAGAATCAACCTGGCTATCATAATCACCTTCGATAACAATTTTACATCCGCTACTTGCTCTTGATAAACACAACTTTAATAATTCGATTGATGTATTCTGCGCTTCACTAATGTATAAAATTTCATTATCCCTTACTTCCATTCCTCGTACATCTGCCATAGATACTAATCGAATTTTATCTTGCTGCAACAACATTTCAACAGCAAATCTATCACCAAATTTTGTAGTTAACATGGAACCTATAGAATTTTGAAGTGCCTTTTCAGTAGCATTACCACAATAGAAACCCATATCTGCAGCACCCTTTGCTTTATTAGGGTTAAACATAATGATCACTCTATCATATTCTCCATTTTCAATAAGACTCATCATAGATATTAGTGATATCAATGATTTCCCGCTACCTGCATGTCCGGTAATAGCTGTCATTGTATTTGAAAAAATTGAATCAATAGCACAGGCTTGATATGAATCTTTCGGTCTAATTTTATCTCCAAAAATAGTAGAGCGAACTGTTTTTTCACATACAGCTTTATATTCAAAACCGTCCCACTTTCTATAATCAACAACTTCTCCATCTGATTTTTTAATAATGAGATATTCGTTCAAAATACAATCATAAATGTTTTCATTTGTATGACAATAGAAGTAACTCATTTCTTCATCAGACAATGTTAATTCTTTATATCCAAGATATTCGTCAAGATTTTTGACAAGGTTAATATCCGAAACTCCCTTTGTAGGAAGTCCAAAAATATTACGAGATATGAATTTGCAATTTAAATCATCAGAACATACAAGTACTTCCGATACATTTGAATTGTAATAATAAGCAGAAGCCAAGATAATGTTATCTGGCGTTTCAGATAAGAAATAACTATCAATTATTTCTTTAATTTTTGGAGAGTATAAAACCACATCATATTCGCCATCATGTTTATCCAATAGTCTTGAAATTTGTCTGGCTTTGTATTTTACTTCTCCATCTTTAGAATTAGACACTTTGATATTCTCGATCTCTTCAAGTGTCTTTTGTGCAATAATAAATTTTTCTTTAAATGCATTTTCGCCGAGACTAAGTAATGCATTCGTATCAAGGAATAATGTGCATTCCAATAAGGCGAACCACCTTTCCTCTAGTTTAATTCTAGTTATTTTTTACGTTTTTTAATCTGAATTGTTTCTTTAATCGACTGTGATCTAAAATTTTCTAAATCTTGCATCAATCGATAATTTTCTGTTGCATATTTTTTGTTTGCTCCGGATACAGTGCGATGAATATGATCTCTCCATTTCCATCCTTTGCTTAACAAAAATTTACATTCTTTGTCTGTAATAAGAACTATGATAAAACATTCCTTTCGTTGTATATTTCTCCACAGTGGGAGAGTATTGCAGAGCCTGGGAGTCGAACCCAGTATTTTCAGATTATGGGTCTGACGTAGTAATCCGTTCCACTCGCCTGCATATAACGCTGCACCTAAGATTTGAACTTAGACACCGCATAAGTGGCTACTATCGATTTTTCAAGATCGACCCCTTACCACAGAGGATTAATGCAGCTTATTGTTTGCTCGTCCAAAACACCCATCCACAAGGACGACAAAATAATTGTTATGTGAATAGTTATATAAAACGTAGTAAACCTAGAGCGTATCTTCATATAAGCCAGTGTCACCTGGATTTATACTGGGATAGGTTTTTATGCGCCACTGATTGACGGTCAGCGCAACACTTCGGATGATAGCAGCCCCAAGTAGATTCGAACTACTGAATGCAGGAGTCAAAGTCCTGTGCCTTACCGCTTGGCGATGGGGCTAAAATACTCCTAAGATGTTAGCAACAGCACTACCAGAACAGCAATGCTATTACTAACTGAAAAGGAGATTAGAAATCGTCAAGTGCGCGCATAAGCACTTGATTATAAATACAAATGGAACTTCTTCCTACTCAAATATATCGTCATAATATTCCGCCACTACTTGTAAAGGGCTGAGAATAAGGGAGCTACCCTTAGACTTCCTTTACATCTGATAAACAGCAATTGTAGCCTCGACTGATTACGAGAAACTTTCACCCATGTCATTCAGCGTATTAAGAAAATTCATAATAAGATTTAATTTTTTTGTTCTTTATGTATTAATCTCACGTCACTTTGGGCTACTCGTACATTCGACAGATCTTATACTGGAATTTCTTCCGATCAACGACGCAACTGACTTATTTGGATTTTCGCTACTTATCTCTCTGTAACATTCCACCGATACAGGCATCACGATTATTACTCCACTGGAGTCGTCTATTATGTCAGCGATCTGGCAATTGCGTTTTACGGCAATATATTATTGTACATATATTTAGTTTTGACGGTTTCCGTCTTTCTGTTTATGATTCACATCATTCCAGAAGCTGCAGTATAAAACTATCGTATTATACCGCAACTCACTATTCATATATTCTCAGCATGGTGACAAGCCAATCTGCACTGAGTTATTTGTATTTATAAGCAAGTGCTTATATTGGGCAAAGCCCAAGCCCCTTTCAATAGGGGCTTTATTATAGATATATCTCCATATTTATTAAACGCTTTGGCAATAGCGTTTGTCGTCTTAAGAGTCTTGATTTCATCTCAAGAATTTTGAATATAAGCAAAACTCTCATCCTTCCATATTACGGACGAAGTTGATTTCTTGAAAACCCACTATTTACAAGGGGTTTAGTAACTTTTGACAAAATAATTCGGCAATTTTTGTGCATAAACACTAAATTTGTTTTGGTTTAAAATTCAATAAAAATTTATCTTTGTCCATTTTGTGTAAATAATTTAAAATTTTTCTTGAATATTTTAAGTTTATGTTCTTCGTTTTGGATCCATTTCCGATTCCTTTATCGAGACCTAGAGCCACCTCTATCATTCTATTTATAGTTACTATATTTCCAACTTTAATTTTGCATAGGCTGTCTAATAATTTTTCGGATTTAGAAATCATTTCTTCGATTATTATATCGTCATCGTCATTTGTTATATGTAAATTTTTAACAAATAAGTCATATTCTTCAATAAGACTCCTAATTTTTGTCATTTGTCTGTTATTAGGTTTGCCAGGCATTTTTATAAAAAAATCACTAATAGGGGTTGAGTGTGAATTTGCCGCAGGTTTGATAGTGTCTAAGCATTCCTCTAACCAATTCATAGGGCAAACAAGAGATGGGTTGATTCTATTTTTCAATTTCACTTTTTTTTCGTGTATTTCCTTTTGTGGAATTTCTTTCCCGTTTTTTGTTGTTTTTATAGCTCTTGTATATTTCATAAACTTCGGAAAATCAAATTTAACACTTTTAATTCTACCGTTTTCATCAACTACTTGCTTTGTTAATTTCATACATGGCATTTTGCTGATCCTGTCGATTTCTTTCATTCCATCAATTTCGTATTCCCTTTTACATCCATCAATTATAACTTGAGCAAGAACAGATAAAATCACAAAATTATCATATAACTCATGCAATCGTTCTTCATTAGGATTATCCTTTTGCAACTCTGTCCAATAATAAGTCAAGGCTAATTGTGCAAGATTACTGGAATAGCCAATGCCAATTCTGGATTTAGAAAATTTATTATCCATACGTGCATATTCTAATAATGTATTCTTGTATGTGATTCCGCTTTCTTTGAGATCATTAACAATGGTTGGAAAATCTCTATAACAAATTTCGGCATATTTAACCATCACTGGATTATTAGTGACTAGATTAAAATCTGAATCGAAATCTTCCCCGTTCATTCTATCTTGGACATCAGTTCCTATACAATTTACAGCCATAATATTTTTGCTAAAATCAAAATATCTAGACATTTCCTGACTATATACATTATGAAAGTGACATACATTATTCGGTGAATTATGTGGATTCCTAAAACCGCATAGATATTCATCGTTACTAAATCTTCTTGTATAACATTGAATACTATTTTCTTCTTTTGAAAATGTAGGATCTTCTTCCCAATTTTCACCTACTGAATAGAGTAGAAGAGCATAAGGATTTCCACAGACAGTCAAATTATCTCCATTTACTAATATTTTGCCTTTTCTCATTCTGTTAACATATTCAAAAATAATTTTTTTCTTTTCATTTCTGAACCATCCACAATTGGCGAAATCAGGATTATGTCTGTATAAATCAGCCAACATTTGATAATGGTTTATTTCATTTGCATATTTTCGTAAAAACTTTTCAAATTCAACATTATCTGTTTTCAATGTTTCGATATATTTAACTGTATCTGATGCGATGTCATACACGTCTTCTTTAGTGCACGGAAGAGTGTTTATCATTTGATAACTTAACTGCTGCGAGTTTTCAAATTTACTTTGATGATCTGTTTTTACAACTCCCCATATGTTGCCATCTTCGCGAATTTTATCACACCAATATTCATAAGCAGAAGATAATGTTCCGCCCATAATATCAATAAATTTTTTCCACTTTATAGAATTATCTGTTGTGATAATCTTGATGTCTTTTAAATAATGTTTACATCCAAACATATCTTCAACTTGATATGTATTATAGTCATGATTATTTTTTTTGCACCAATCTTTAAAGAATAATTGTACATGTCCTTTAAAACCGCACATCTTAAATAAATGATTTCGTAATAAAGCCATCCCATTTATCCATCCCGGCAAAATTGATGATTCAATAATACCCATACCATCCCATAGTGTGTTTTTAACTTCTCTTTCTTCTGATTCAACAATACATTTTTTCTTTTTGTTTCCAGAACTATCAATATACTCTTCAGCTTTTACTACACTCGTAAATGTAGAAAAAAATGAATCCTGATCTTTTAATATTAAAATGTCTTCTACCGGAATTTTTAATGTTCCAACAATAGTAGATGTGGTAAGTGGTGCATAAGCAGACATCTCAACTATTTTTGCGTTATCATAAGACATTTTTTTTCCTAATCCGATTGTAAGCCAATCGTATGCATCATCATATAAGTTTTCATTTATAAAAATAACTTGTCCAACTTTAGCTTTTGCACTCGTTCTAAATAGCATAAGATAATGTATTGTTTCAACAACTTCTTTTTTTGTTTTTTTATCGGTGTGTCTATATGAAATATCTACTCCATTCTGATAAAAATCTTCTCTGATTTTATCTCTATTTTTACCATTGTATAGTTTTTCTTTTTTCCCTATTTCTTTTAGTAAATATTTTATTTTATTTTTATCATCTATTGTCGTTGCATTGTTTTCTAATTTTTCGAGTCTTTTTTTCTCTTCTTCGTAAGAACGACTTCCAAAATCAAAGTCTAAACATATTATATCACGCGTAGATTCTTTATCAGACTTTGGTTTTTTATAAATTTTTATACCATTTTTCTTAAGGTGATAGCTAAACAAGCTATTATTTAACATCGCTTCAGTGTAAGTGAAATAGTCTCTCACTCCAATATTTACATCATAAATCATACCTGCTTTTATATTTTTAATCTTAATTCCGTATTTACTAATTTTACTCACCTCATTCTTATGTAGTTAAACTTATTTTTTATTTTCTTCTGAAAATTTCTTAATATAGTATTTATTATGCATAGCCTTTGACCAATTGATTGCGTGTGCAATTTTCTTAATTTTTGTTCCACCATCTGCACAACCACCTGTACTAAAATCACCAACTGTAATGTTTTCAATTAGATACTTGCGAAATTCGCTCCGATTTGGAATCTGAAGATTATGGCTTCCTGGTGTTACATATGTACTTGTTTTCATAAATTAAATCTCCTCTGTTTTCATAATTTTTGTTTGTCATTGGACTCGCTCCTTTAATTGAGTGATGACTATAAGTTTCATATATTTATTCTCTTTATTTAAATTTGACTATTAACTAATTGCATCATTTCTTTTGGATCAGAGCAGCAGTCTGGAACGTTAGATTCTGACTTACCGCAATAATCCAAACCAACCGTGGATGAAACATCCACAAAAACTTGTGCGATGGAAGATATTTTCTAGGGATATCTTCGCTGCAATTCTAATGTGATAGAAAATATAATTATGTTTTCATTCATATAACTCCTTTCTTTAAATGAAATGAAATTTGATTTTCAAGTTACAAATTCCTAAATGATGTTTATTGAATGTGGGACATATTTTAATTCACCATTTAGAAACAAAATACATAAAGTAGGATTACTTATTATTCACCACTTATTTTTTCGTTTTTTATAATTTTAATTGTATTTTCAACATCTTTAATAAAAGAGCTTATCAATTTTGTTTGACCATTATATAAATCAACATATGATAGATATAATTCTTTTTCGGCTCTTGTAATTGCGACATAGAATAACCTACGTTCATCATCAACATTTTCATTCTTATAGTGTGGCAGGATTTCTTCATTGCATCCAATGATAAACACGACAGGATATTCCATACCTTTTGACTTATGAATTGTAAGTAATTTGACTTTATCATTATCTTTATTCTCCATTTCTGTATTTAACTCATCTATGTATGAAACAAATTCTTTAATGGAAGAGTATTTGGAACAAATATTTTCAAAACTGTTAAGGTTGTCGATTTGTTCAATATAACTTCCATCATCTGATTGCTTTCCTTTTGTAACAAATTTATCAATGTCTAATCTGTTTCTCAAAAATCTTACCAAATCTGAAATGTTGGAATTCTGATTGTTTTGTAAATAATTTATTACTTCAATGATTTCATCGATACCTTTTTTGAATCTCCAATTTCTCCTGTCAATCGTGAACATTGAATTGTATAATGATATATTTCTTTTAAAACTGTTATCTGTTACTTCTTTTAAAAATTTTTTATCTAACCATCGATTTGGTTTATTGTATAGATAAGAAAACGATTCATTATCATTTGTGTTTAACGCAAGTTTAAAGTAAGAAATTATCAATTTGATCTCTGGTAATTCTGTAAAAGTTTTACCATCAACAATTTCAAATGCTATATCTTCATCATGCAGCGTTGACTCTAGTTTTTGTAATTGAGCATTTGTTCTGGCGAGGATGGCAATGTCGTTGTAATCGTATCCTTTAAATTTTAATTCTCCTATTTTTGATGCAACCCATAAACATTCTTCATAATCATCAGGGAAATGTCTTAACTCAGGAATTTGAAAATTTTCTTTATTTGAAATACTCTCTACATAATTTTTGTGTTGAGAATCAGGAATACTTAACGCAAGTTTATTTGCTGTAAATACAATATCTTTGCTACATCTATAATTTGTATTTAGATTAATAACTTTTACATCTTTATAATCAGTATCAAAATTTAGAATAAATCTGCTATCACCACCTCTAAATGAATAAATAGCCTGAAGAGGATCTCCGACGATCAT